CAAAAAACGTACCTAATATTTGTTTGTTTCGTGTTGGGTCTTGTGCACTTGCTTGTATTTCATTAATGATGCCGTTTTGTGTGCGCATCATTTGCCCTAGTTCTACAACTGACTGTGCAATATGTGCATCATAAGCATTGATGCCATACTCGTATTTAAATGGGTAGTTATTAATATCTGCGGTCATCACTGCATATGTCAGAGCCGTGACCATTTCTTCTTCATGAGTCGTGTTAAGCCACACTCCACGCCCTTGAGCAGTGTCAATTAATCCACGGTTAGCACCATATTGTAATTTGGTCATCTCGATACTAGGGAATCTAGACCTTAATATGTCGTGATAAACAGCTCTTGGCATTGATTGCAACAACATGTGATGCAGTTCATGGACTTTAGTTTCTATAGTAGTAGTTGATTCAACAACGCCATATCGACCAACATTGACAAACGTACCGTCTACTAGTACACGTACAGCGCTGTCAACGTATGCAAGGTCATGACCAGGTCTCATCAATTCAGCTGCACCAGCACTAAGTTGTCCAAACGAACCAAGATGCTGTTCGTAATAAACCTGCTTCAGATCAGCTAACAACTGCTTGTTTGCACGTGTGTTATTAAATATGCTGATTTCTCTAAAGTCTTTTTTCCACGAGTCAAACGTCGTGTATGTTTGTGTGACTGGCACAGTATATTCATTGCCATTCACCTTAATCTTGCCACCTGAATTTACTGCCTCAGCAGCAAGTGTTTTTATCTGTTGAGGTGTGGCATTTATGTTGTTTTCCTTGAGAGTATCTTGGACAGATTTCTCTACAAATGCTGTGTAACTTGCTTCAACTTCAGCATTGGTTTTCCTAGCCATTAACCGTTTATTGAGGTTGATACCTTCCATACGTGCAACAGTCATGGCCCAACCAGTAGCCCAGCCGTCGACGTATCGTGCTATAGCCTTAGCTTCTTGTTCCGTGCTATTCCATCTCTGCTGTAAAACACGAACTACATCTTGTTCACTACTGACGCTTTCAACTTGTATAGCGGCAACTAGTGTTGAGTTATCTTTAGCCCCAAATGTCCAGTTGACATCCATCACACGTGGGCGAGGTTGTAGTGGTGAATACGCTTTCAGGATAGACTTTATTTCTTCGTCAGTTACACTGGCTGTAGTTCTAAGTTCCTCTCCTTCGGTTTGTCGATACCATTCATAGCCTTCTTCACGTTCACCCGTGGCTTTACCTTCGGTTGACGTGGTGCGCTGTGGGAGATTTTCTTCAGGCTCTATATCTTTAGATGCAAATTTGTCTCCAAAACTAAGAGATGCATCCCGTGGTGTCTTTGTACCCATCTGTATTTTTTCAACAGCTGAATCAAAGTTAGGACCACGCATAACTTCTTTGTCAAATGCTTCCGCACTTGGTGCAACAATGATGCCATCTTCTTCTAATTCACTATAAGCCTGGTCAACAATCTCACGATTAACGCCTTGCCTTGTGCCAGTATCTTTAAACCTTTTTAACTGCTCTAGTGTTTGCGGAATAAAATCTTGTGATTCTAATTCCTGTTGTGAGATTGCCGGCTTGGTGGCATTTGTTTTTTCTCTTAGATATCGGACGATTTGCGATTTTACAAAGTCGACTCCACTATCTCCACGACTTAGAACCCTTGGCGCTTCTCCATCACCTGAACCGTCACCAGGACCCTCTCCCTCATCTGTACCAGCACCTGGGCCTTCACCTTCATCGCTACCAGCACCTGGCCCTTCACCTTCATCAGTGCCATCACTTGGGCCTTCGACACCATCACCTTCTTCAGTGGTGTCCGTCTTTGCATCTTCTACCTCGGTAGTTTTCTTCAGAGACTCTTTAATCTTAACTGCTTCCGACACATCAACAGCATCGGCATAACTCATCACGTATGGTTCAAAGACACGATTGTCTACATCGTAGACAAGCATGCCAACCATGCGTCGACCTTCTACAGTTTGGTCAACGTGACGAAGCAACACAACACGGTCACCGCTAAATCGGTCAGCGAATACTGCACCACGCTCAACCTGCTGTAACTGCCCTATACGTTCGTCTACATCAGAATACTGATCTCGTAGAACATCTACGTCGTAACTGTCTTTCCAGCCTTCCTCATCGCCGGCAGTGACCTTTTCACGGTCATCCGGACTAATTCGCCAGTCAGATTCAGCAAACCGTACAGCATCACCTACAACATCATTTGGACGATAGGATTTACGGTATGCACGCTCAGGCCATGCCGATTGCTTTACCGTTGTGATTGGCTTACCTGCGCCATCTCGTAACGTGCTGATTGGAACTCTATAGTAGTTACCACTGAATGTACGCACGCCAACACTTTCGTTGCGTGTGTCTACATCTGATACCGCACGAACTGGGATGTCGACGCCGTCCTTACGAAGCTTGTAGATGTCTGGCTTCCAGTTACCAGCCCTGTCTTTGACTGGTACACCACGAAGGTCGTTCTCAGTGTTGTATGTTCGCCGTTCGCGCCCTGGTACATCTTCCGATTCAGCGGCTGGATCATACTTATATGGTCGTTGCTCAGGCGTTGACCTATCAATGAACGTAGTCGTGCCAAAGAATCTGCCAGCTTGATCTTTGAGTTCTTGTGGCAGTTCAGTCCACCCGTACGACCGCACCTCAGTAGTTCCATCGGCATTGCGATGCAGCACGTTGAAGTCGTTATCAGCATTCATGCCGATAAGTTTCTGCGCTCCTTCAGAGGTAGGCGTAAATGCTACTTCCTTATTGGCATTTCGGCTGAACTGCACATTGAACTTTTGTACGACTTCGCCCGACTCTTTACGTGTTGGGAATACACCAACTTCAGTACCACTACGCTCTTCGACGGTGATTGGAACACCACCTTCAATAGTCTCAAAACGTGGGTAACTTCCAGCAGTTGCAACGCCTGTAGTAGGCGTGACTGGTTCTGTGGTAGACGCTTGTTCACGCTTATTGCGTAGTTGCTCTACCTGTCCCGCAATATCATTGACGTTAAAGTCTGGACGTGGAGTTGTATCAATATGTCCAAGACGTCCAAGTGCAGAGCCTAGTCGTGTTGTCCCGCCAAGAAGGGCAGCCATGCCCATGTCTGCTAATTTCTCAAACTGAGTCTTATAGCCAAATTCCTTTAGTTGATTAACATCCGTTGGAGCGTAACCATAAGCCTCTGTTGCAGCTTTAATTGCTTGCTGGTTGCCGGCGTCAACACCTTGACCTGCTTGCATCACAAAGAATCCACGTGTGCTCAGGTCTTTTACTGACGCCATCATGTATGGATTACGAGCAACAGCCCCATAATCTTGGAATACCTGTGGCACAAGTTTACGCAGTGGTGCGCCAGCCAGTTTAATTGTTGGTTTAAACAGTGACAACGTAGCCGCAGTTGCACCAAGTTGACCACCTGGGGTCTGTGGGCCAAACATGCTTTCACCAACGCCACGTTCTTCTGGCGTTAGATTGCCACTTGTAATTGCTTGCTGTGCTTTTTCGGCCAACGATGAACCAATGTGGCCACCTTGGATTGCACCATACAGGTGTCCACCAAATCGCACGCCTCCTGCGATAGCACGCATCCATGCTGGAGACAGAGACGTTACACCAGATGTCAGTGCTCCTGTGGCAATGTCACCAACAGCACCACCGAGACCCATTGTAGGAACAGACGCTGCTGTAGATGGGAACGTCTTGGCAAACGAATAGCCTGACTCAGCACCAAATTGCTTTGCGTAGTCGGTGTCACTACCAGCCTGTAAATATGCTAACTCTGGTGGAAGACCACGACTTTTAAGTTTGCTTGCCGCTATATCAGCAGCGCCACCTCCAGCAAAACCTTGTAGGTACGCAGGGATTTGACCGAGAAGACCACGCCTTTGAAGTTTTTGCTCAGCGGCAATCCCTCTGGCACCAGATGCTTTAGCTTGTTGCCTAGCAGCCTGTGCTTCTTCAACAGAAGGCATAAGTACGCCTTCTGGGCCTAATCTTTGTGGGCTAGTCTTCCGGATCCTTGTACTGACTTTATTGCGTACATCTTGCAATATTGCAGTGTCTTTTGCGTCTAATCCTGTAAGAGCAGTAAATTCGGCAGGAGAATCTTTGGCACCACCAAGCAATGCCCTAAAGGCATTACTCATCACGAACTCATCGTCACCTATTTGTTCAAGCTTTTTGCGTGATGCCTTTGCATCAGGAGTCAACCCAAGCTGCTTAACAATATCTTTGAGTCGTTGGTTTTCCATACTTACCTTATCTTTATCTCGTCAACCTAATGTTTGATGGCTTTGGTGTTGGCTTTTTGCCAGGTGCTTTTCCCATTGCTACTAAAGAGTCTAATTGATCGGTTGTCAAATTAGGGTCAGATTTTTTCCACTGTAGCCTTAATTCTTTTCTACGTGCTTCGTCCCCTGTAAATTTGTCTCTTACTGCACCCTCATAACCTCGCAGTCCATCCAGAGATTCATTTGCGTCGGTAATTTGACGATCCAGTGTCGCTGCTTGAGCAACTTGTCTGTACAACTCCGTGCTTTCTCTAACAGCCATTTTCTGCTCTTCGGTTAGACTATTCCATTCATCCGGAGTTGTATCCTGGCCAGAACGAACTTTATCCATAATTGAAGCGTCGACAGAATTAAGCGATGTATGGTTAATCCATTGCGACGACGAAAGAGCACGTATTGTAGTGTTGACTGTGTTTAACCGTGCCTTCAATGTGTCAACGTTTTTCTGTGTTACATCACCAAGACTCTGTATAAACTTGATATCTTTTTGTCCGACTTCTTTGTTTTTCAACCATCTGTCAAATCTGTCTTTATCGATATCAAAATTTAACCGTTCTCTTGATATACCAAGTTGCTGCCATCCACGTAATGATTCGTCATTAAATTTAAATTGATCCCATTTTTGACGCCACGCGGCATTTTGCATATCGTCGTAAACTTTTTTAGTTCGAGCCTTTATAAGTTCATTGTTCGGTATACGATTCAAAATTTCAGTTTGCGTCTTAGCATCAGTCAACTTTGCAGTAGCCACTGCACTAAGAGCTGATGCTTTAGGAGCAATCGTAAACTTTTGTGTAACTGGTACTTGCTTTTGAGTTTGAGGCACAAACTCCATTGACGACCCTTCGCCTGTGACCATTTTGGCTGCAGCTCTGTGAAGCGTTGGTGCAATGTTAGGCCCTGCTAGTTGCAACGTAAATCGTAAATCCTCCATGTTACGGAACGGGTCAAAGTTTGGATTCACCGTGCGTTGCGATTGTATAAATTGCTGTAAACCTAGTTCCTCTTGTGTGGTTGGTGTTCCAGATAAAACACGTGTAGCAAACCCTCGTCGAAATTCTTTGTCTGGGTCTGCAAAATTAGCCGGAACGTTAGTAGGTGACGGATTAAATATCGGCGCCATATTAAATTGACCCCTAGCAGGGTCAAAATTAGCGTCTGTAATTGTACCAAGAGTTTGCGGAGCGTTATATCTAGCGTCTTGGTAAGCATCCCTCTCCGATTGCGGAGCAAACATACCAGGCGCGTCAGTGCCAAACATACCAAGTAACTGTTGTTGTGGGGCTGTTCTTCTTGCAATCCCACCTTGCGTTGGCATGCCTAAAAATGGATTAGTAGCATCGTCAAATTTTGGTGCAAATCTATCTTCAATTGCGCGTGGTGCCCCATCGACATTAATTGTTTTGGTGCCCATTTGAACATCGTCGCCAGGCAAATACGGAATTTCCGCCATAGCGTTACGTTTGCCGTATAACGCTGCAAGGTGGTCACGCAAGCCCTGCATCCTAGCCCTTGCGGCTTCTGTAGTCATTCCTGGTGACTCAGATATTTCCCTTATGGTGTCTCTTACTGCATTTTTATCAGTAATAGTAACTGGTGGTGCATAGGTGTCATAGACATCTTCTGGTATTACATACTTACCTGTGGCTGGGTCAAACTTTACTCCAGCCATGCCATGCATACCACCTAAAAACAAGTCAGGGTCTGCGTTATTAAATCCAAGTTGTGGCCCATATGCATCTAGTGCAGACTGTATTTGTTGTCTGTGAAAAGGCATTTTGGCAATACCTTCATCAATGACACGCCTACGGTCAGCCAATGTTAATCCAGAGCCGACGTTTTTCTGCCATGATTCCCAATATTTACGAGTAGGGTCTATCATCCGGTCAAATATCAATGATGGACCGGTGTCTATATTGGGAGCTGGTTTGTCGGAATCTTTCTTCTTTAAGTACTCGAACTTATCCTGTTCAAGTTTGTACTGACGTTCACGGTCATCCTGTTGCGCCTTCAATGTTGCTTGGCGGATGCCACGATTTTGCTTGAGTTGGCGACCTTGCTGGTAGCCACCCAGTAACCCCGCTAACAAGCCTAAAGGTTGCATTAACCGAATCCTCCACCTGCCAGGCTACCAATGCCCTTGACAGCACCCATCATCGCTTGATCTGATGCAGCACGTCGTGCATCAGCCGAAGCTTGCAATCTACCGAGTACACCCATCATGTTCTGACGTCCGCCTTGCGCGACATTGAATGAGTTGTTTAGCATGCCAGAGCCTTGACTAAAGTCGTTAGCCGCTGCATTTGCACCGAATCCATATGCATTAGCTAATCCTTGGCGTCGTTGTCCCATCAATCCTGCAACACCACTAGCGAAGCCTGGGTTATATGCTGATGCCATTGCTCGAGATGCACCGAGGTTACCGCCCATCATCCCAAACCGAGATGAGATACCTCGTTGCCGTGCTGAGTCTTGTGCCGCAAGAGCCGCCATGTCGTACTGCATGTTTGCTGGGTTAGCCATTGTGTCCATGTACCGAGATCGATACATGTCTTGATCAGCAAGCCCACGGTTTTGTAGCATCTGACCAATACCACCTAGTTGCCCAGCATATGCATTGGCATCGCCCATGCCACTGCGGCCTAGACCTTCTTGTTCAATCTCGTATCGTGATGGACCTTGTCTCCTGCCAAACATGGACATTAAGCCCATCGCACCACCAACTATGCCGGCAGCACGACCCGACGGACCAAGGTTTTGCCACTGTTGATCTAAGAATCCAGATGGTCCACCACCTGGTTGTCCAGCATACATTGTTCCGGCACTGGGATTAAATACTGGTGCATTTGCATTGGCTGCGGCAGCATTCATCCTGTAACCGGGGTCGTTCATATTAAGTCCGCCGTTAATTCCACCCATTGCGTTATCTCCCTACCCAGCCAATGTATGTAGCGTTGTTGACAGCAGTATAATCACGAGCTGTGTATTGTGTTGTTATAGCTGCTGTTCCACCGTAAATTGTTCCAGATGCAGTAGCAATGTTGACTGCGTTGCCAGTTGCATCCATCTTCTGGATTGTAACAGTTTTACCTTCAAACGTCCCGGGGTCAGGGAGTGTGACAGTCACAGCCGCTGTACTTGCACTAGCCAGCACAATCATTGGTGCAAACTCTACAGTTGCTGAAGCCGTGAGTTCCTTACTTGGCACAAAGTTAGTACCAAACGGATCCCATGGAGTAGACACAACAATTGGTGGGTCTTCGACTGTTCGGCTTGACCCTGTTGTTTGCCTTCCATTTGGCGCGGCGCCTTGCCCATCTGCTGGTGCTGGTGCTGTTGCTGATGCCATTATGACCTCTGTATAGCAGCATCATAACAGTGTATGTGTGCTGCGTGTATGTAGAACGTACCTGACGACGTGCCCGACAGTTTAATCTGCAATGCCGTAGCTTTGATTGCCCTGTTCAGATTTCGTATTGCAATCGACCTGTTAGTATTTTGCGCAAAACTATAGGTTGTTGCCGTGCTGTTGAAGTATTGTCCGTATTGATCTTCGATGCGCCAGTTGATTGTAAGTTTGGAGCCAGTTGTGTCGACTGCGTTGTTATTCTGTATATGCAAGTCTAACTGATAAGCGCGGTTTACAGCATGGTATGCAACGCCCTCAGAATACGTTTGGCCATGTTGCCTCGTAAGTATCGACCAAGATATAGGAGCCGTAGTTGCGGTGTCCGAATTATCTGTCGTGCCTGTAAGCCTATACAGCTGCCCTGTAGTGCTACCCATCAAGACCGTCTGAATGCTGTCACTGAATGACAATACGCATCCAGATGTGTACGTCATATTGTTTATCGTGGTCCACTTGACCCAGCCATTCGTGCGCGTGTCGTACACGTATACAGTTTGATTAGCACCACCAGCACCGCTGGATGTTGATGTCAGCAACAAACGCCTGTTTGCGTATACGCTAAACGATTGGCGATAGTAATCCTTCGATATGTTTGCTGGACCCTGCATTGTGGGGTCGAGGGATAGTAACTTCCGCAGTTCAGTTGACCTTGGTGTTATTTGTCCTTGGTTGTATGAAACAACTCCATTTACGCCAAGCCACATTACCTGGCCGTCTGCGTTAATCAGTGAGTTTGGCGCGGCAATACCTGCACCAGGTGTAGATACCCATAACTGTGCAGTGAACGTAGTTGGGTCGAAACCGATGATTGTGCTTATACTGTTGTCTTTGAGAATGTACAGGCTTGCTGAGTTTGAGTTGCTCTGCTGTATGTTCTCCGTAAACGAACTAACCATCGCTCGGATGATTTCTTTATCTTGATATCCACCAACAGTAAATGACGCGCCCTTCTTCTGGACACCAGGCTCGTTCAAGTCTGGCACCTGCGTTGTGTAGATACCGTACTCTTGTCCCTGCTCCAACTCCCACGACCCGAATATCACGTTTCCTTTACTGGCAAAGATGCGTGATTGGAATACCGCTATTGAACTTGCTCCAAGTGGAAGATTATCTCTTCCTATCTCAAGAATGTGTCCTTGCTTATACAATTCAGGTATGTACAACAAGTCTGTGTCCGGAACCGTATCTACCAACGTTACAACGCCCGGAGCAGTTGCCGAGGTGTTATCGTACGTTGCTGTCCAGTTTGGACCTGTAATCGTCTGGGTTCCAGTCGTAGCCGGGTCATAAGGCACGGATGCAATTAATCTGAACCGTCCATCTGGGAACAGTGTGTTGCATCGCCTATAAACCAATATGTGGCTGTACTGTGCTGGTGCCGTCCGCTGTATGGTCGCATACGTTCCAGCCACAGTGCTAGTGTTCGGCGTGACTACCGCTCCGCCCGATGACAACGATACAGTTATTGCCGTCCCTGAATTTGTCAGGACGTAATACGTCGTGCCACCTGTGAGGTTACCAAGAGTAGTCGTAAAGACAATAGTGTCACCTACAGCGAACGGAGCAACTACACTGATTGCATTAGTACTTGCTGTGACCGTCGCATAGTAGTTGACCTTTCCATACGCCACATAGTGCTCTAACCATATTGGCCCAGTCACAGAAGTTACATATCTTATCTTTCCGGATTGTGTCGTTGGAACAGAGTAATAGTAATAACTTGTTCCAGACAGGGCTGTCCAACTTCCGGATGCAACTGTCACAGTAGTGCCATCTAGAGCGATATATGTTATAGAAGGCGTTGCGTTTGATGATATTAACCGTATCTGGTATTCAGCCGGCACACTGGTCACTAAGTGTTGATCAGTATTTGTAGCGTCTGTTACAGAGACTACTTTCTTTCTATCCTTAGACAAGTCGACCTGATAGCCCACACCTCCAGTGTCTACCAATGGGTTGAGGACTACACTTGCGGCTGACAAGGCTGGTGTAGTGAACACTGTGTTAGAAACGTCGGATAGATTAGACTCGTACCCATTTGCTGTTAGACCGTCCGCTAGAAGTTGATCAGGCCCAAGTTTAGATGTAAGATTTTCTGGATACCATCTAGTGAAAGCATATTCATACCCGTTGCTTGGGGTCAGACTTGTACCAGCCTTGACTAGGTCACCAATCCCGAATGCTGGTTCCCACGTACTAAACGATGTCTCATCTTCCTTAAATACGTCTTCCAAGAACTTTATATAGACATATTGGACAGACTTACGTTCTTCTCTTGTAAGCCTGAAGATGTTGAATGAGATGTATCTATTAGTCTTATCCCATTCGCCAATACTAGACCATGCTATGTTTGTAGACCCAGACTTCTGTATTCCTAGAACTATGTTTGGGTACTTGCCATTAGTTTTTACAAGCGGTGCCTCAAAATCCCACTTAAATGACAACGTGTCAACCGTTTGGAAGTCCATGTATGGCGATGCAAAGAGCACACGGATTGCTCTGTTTTTAACGTAGCTTGCATTGCGTGATACTAGATTTGTGTTCTCTTGATAGAACTTTATTGACACCAGTCCAGCATCGTTGAACTCTGTAGTGGTCGATGTAGTTAAAGCGGCTACACTTGCGTGAAACCTAATGTTGTCTATGATGATGTCTTGATTTGCTATGACAGCGGCGTTTTCAATCCTTAGTTTTATCTTTACTAGTTGGCTTGCAAACTCACGGAAGTCTACGACTACATTGTTTAAAATCCAGTCTGCTTCATTTGTAGCGTACGCTTGGTTGTATTCTTTGCTGAATATTGCACCTGCAATAACGTTGCCAGAGTTGTTGAGTCCAGACACAGTGACAATGTATTTGACACTAGCCTCGGTCTTTACAATGTTGGCAAACGAATACCACTGCAAGTTGAATAGACCAATCTTTGACGACGACGTTGCTGGCGGCCATTGTTCGTATGGCAAGTTCTCGATGACCTGCTCAACGTATTCACCGACGTTATCAAGAACTAGGTACTTCTTAGTGCCACCAACCGCACTGCTATAGGTACTACTGTTTGGTGCTTGCTTTACATTAGTGCCATCTTTCTGTGCCCACGTTACGTTTGCTTTTACAGATGCACCGCCATCACTCGTCCAGTCAGCATTAAAGTAAGTGTTACTACTAGATGCATTGTCGTCATAGCCATCAAAGTCTCCACTCGGGATAATTGGTGACAACGTAGGTGTGCGCGTTGAGTTTTTCAGCAGGTTGTCTGACCATGTCGACGGCCAACCTGTGGCGGCTGGTTTGCCAAATGCTGCTTCCGCAGTTGTCAGATATGCATTGTCAATGTCGGTGCGTGCCGCAATAGACTTAACGGTAACACCACTCAGCGTTACTTTGTTCTTGACAAACGTTTCTCCGTCCGTAGTAGCACCCTCTAACTGTGGGATGTACTCAATTGGGTTAGCCCCATCTGTTCTAAACATACAACCGCCGGTCAATGCCGGTGATGCACCCGCATCTGTGCCAGCACCAGGCACGCCATAGATATACTTACCAAGTTGTGTAAGCCTTACTTGGCTTGCGTCAGCCCACGGTCCATATCCAAGGTGAGCATTTGTGTTTGTAACAGGCGTTGACACGACGTGCGAATATATTGCATTCCCACTGACAAACACCGCTTTATTATCCTGATTGTCTTTGGTTCTATACCCTGTCAGTGCATAAATAGGGTTAGGTAATGATGACGTCAATTCCGCTTGCCAGCCTGGGCGCGGCGTCAGCGAAGAACCATCAACAAAAAGATTTGTTGAGTCCTGAATGTAACCTACGTCAAGAGCGTTAGGCTGAAGGTTGGTTTGTATGCCAACAAACCGTCGATCTCCTAAGACGTACGATTGCGTCCCTGAACTTACTTGTCTTGTATTATCTGGCATCAGTCACAACCTTTTTTACCCCAACCAGAGGTTAGGGTCTGATTACGTTTGTTAGAACATGATAGCGACAAATCATTTTTGAATTGATACGTCAATGATGCATCGTTTGCAAATCCATCGACTAACGTCACTTCTTCGCTAAATGTGTCTACAAGCGTGCCGTCTGGCATCCACGAAGGACATTCACAATATAACTGATTGACAGTTACAACTGCACGCACAGACATGTTGACAACAACAACCGTTGTTGCACCGCCACTTTTTACGCCATACGACGTGACGACCGCTTTACTACTTAGTTGTGTCTTGACTACTTTTGTGGCTCTAGCATTGTCTGTGATTACGACTTTACTGCTAAGATTACAACTAACATTTACGAACCCAGCTCGTGTAGCCGAGATGGCAGTTTTACTACTAAGATTACATACAGGCGTCTTTGTTACAGTCTGCCGTGTCGTTATGACAGTTGCCTTACTACTTGCATTTGCTACACGAGTAACGGTGGCTGCTTGCCTTGTTGCAGCTACCGTAGCTTTACCGCTCGTGTTTACAACTACTTGTCGTGTAACGGTGAAAACGGCAGAGACAGATGTTTTACTACGTAGTAAGGCATTGGTGTTAGAGAACCCTGCTCTTGTCGCAGTTATTACTGTCTTACTACTAATCGCAGATACAACAGTTTCTGTTACAAGACTTCTTGTACTTGTAACAGTTGCTTTACTCGTTGCATTCGAAACGACAGTTTTTGTGACTACCTGCCGTGTGGCGGTGACCGCAGTCTTGCTAATTGTAGATGCAACACGGCTAAATGTAACAGATTGACGTACAGCACCAACTGATGTTTTACTGCTTGTGTTTAATACAGCAGTTTTTGTAATAGGTGCTCTAACAACTGTGACTGTAACTTTACTGCTTGCATTTGATACAGGCGTTTTTGTTACGGGTTGTCTTGTATTTGTTACCGATGTTTTGCTACTTAAGTTGCATTTGACAACTCTCGTAACATTAATGACAATTGTAATCGGGGATTTTGACGACGGATTACTAACGGCAGTCTTAGTTGTGCCGCCGGTACCCGAACCAAAAGGTACGCCCAAGACACTAAATCTTGGGCCACCTCTTCCACCGACTGATGCAGCCATTTACTCTTAGTACTGGTCTATTGCTATACCCGTTGCAGCAGTATTAGCACCAATAGCAAACGACAACGTATCACCTGAGTTAAGTGTCACGGTGGTGAAGTCACCGTAATACAAAACTGGATTGCTAGTAGCAGTAGCCAAAAAGTCATTCGTCGTTGGTGTAGCCAAGTTGTTACGGCACACCAAGATTCCGCTACATGTATCACCAGTTCCAGTAATGGCAAAGTTGATTGCAACACTATTAAACGCACGCTGGAAATCTGTTCCAGAAGATGGCGAACCAATCGTAAATGCCGGCAACTGTTGTGGTGTATACGTGAATGTAGCCATAACAAGACCAGTGCCAGTGTCAGTAGTTGGCACTGTTTTGACTAAGTACAAGTAAGGACTTGAGTTTGTTTGCAGAATAGACGCTGCTGACCACGGACCAGTACCTGACAACGAGATAGCTGACCCACCAATGGTCGCAGAGATTGAAAATGTTGTGCCACCCGCCGTTGACACTCCCACTACATAATACGGTTGTCCAACAACAGCACTGGTTGGTGCAGTTGACACAAAGCGAACTATGTCTCCATTGATTAATCCATGAGCGGCACTAGCCGTAAGCGTGGTGGTTGACACACTGTTAACTGTTAGGTTGGTTGCTGGCGTATTAAGATATGCCGACAACGACCTACGTGCACTAAATTCCGTCATTGCTGCTACTACAGGCATTTATTTTCTCCTTATGATGGATCTACCGTTGTGATTGGGTTTACTCCTGCGGTCGCTGTTAAAGCCGCATTCCACGCAGCAGCAGTATCATCTTCTTGATATACAGTCATTGTACTACCGCTAATGTCAACCTTGTTTCGTAGGTAACGGAGTGCAGACAGCATGTCACGACCGGTTACTTTAGTTGCAGTAAATGCACCTGTTGAACTTGTTGCAATAGGGAATCCACCTTGAGTTGTACTAATAGTAAATGTCGTAGATGACAAGCTACCAGATACAACCCAATATATTGCACCCAATGCCAGGCTATTAGGAGCGGTACCGACAAATGTTATTCGGTCATCAACAGCCAATGTGTTTACTGCTTGAAATACGTTAGACACAATAGATGTGATTGCAATGTTGTTAGCTGCACCAGCTGTTGCAAAACTCCTCGTTAACATGCCATCTGCTATCTGTTCACGTGACCATACGTGATCACCAAGAACAACAAACGTATCACCAGCAGTTGGGGTTGTAGTCAGTGAATCTGCAAGTTGAATAACCCCGTTAGTAGATGTAAATGATGACACAACGGCTGTCTGTCCAGACAATGTACCAGTCGTAAACAACAACGTCTGACTGTTGTAAAAGTTATCAGCACCAGTCAACGATGTGCGGAAGTACACAGTTGAGTTTGCTGGAGACCCACTCGCTGAAACTGACCCTTCCGTTGCCGTGTTTGCTTTTCGCAGGATATCCATCAATTTACCAAACGTACCAGCGGTTGTATGACCTGAGTACGCCTCATCCCATACACCACCAGCAATCTCAATTACTGCATCTGTAGCCAATGCCGATGCAGTAATTGAGTTTGCAGCAAAGGATGTCGATGTAAGTGCACCAGATGCAGTAGCAGCCACCGTAACCTGACCAGATGCGTTGCCTGTTGGCAAACCGCCGTTTGCGCCAGCTGCAGCGTTAGGTAGAGCAGTAATGCCAAGACGAACACCATCATCCGGATTAAACGCTACGATCTGATACTCAAGCAGAATTGGTGCCATGTTAGTAGCACCCTTGAGCATTACAACTGATTTGTCAGCTGTGGCAAACACAGCATTAGGTACGTCAAATCTATAAAGCCCAGGCATGTTTGTGCCATCAACGGCAATGAAACCACCAGAAGACCAAGCTGCATCTGCGGAAGCTAATGTGGCCAGTGTAATACTTTGCCTTAGTCCACGCTCAACAACATAATCTGCAGTAAGACCAGCCGAGTTGAATACAAGACCAGTAAGTCCAGCACCTGTCGTACTTGATGAGTTTTGTATAAACACATACTCAGTACGACTAGTGTTATTCAATTGTACTAATTGCTTAGCCACGTATTCCCCCTGCCATTCCTGGATGAACTACCATTCCACCACCAGTGGATCCCGTAGCACCGCCAATAACTAATTTCCACGCAGGACATACTGTATCTGTGTCAGTCCACGCACCAGCGTTGGTTCGTTCTGTTCTCATGTATGAACCACCACCAACAAACGACCTAGCTACTGTGCTGTTTGCATAGTTGTTTTGCAGGAATGATGTAAAACCAAGCGAAGCATTAGTTACTTCAAGTGTGATTCGATAAGTACTACCGGCAGTAAGTTCGGACAATGTTGTCGCGTCAAATAATAACGTTCTTAGTAATGCAGTGGACGTACCAGCTTGTATCTCCGTAGCTGTAAAGGACTTACTTTGCAGTACCGTATTACTGCTGTCATACAATTTCATATTGGCTGTTGAAGCACTGTTGGTAATTCCCAAAACGCCTTGTATGCCCAACACGTTGTAACTGGTCGTCCATGACGACTCAAGGTTGAACTTGATTCCTATTTCATCTGGTGATGCACCGCTATTCCATGAAGATATGTTGGATGGCCCACCAGTCGAATTACCATACGTTGCAGTTGATGACTCACAGTAAATACATGGTTGTGCTTGAGCTGCATTGTAGTTACTTGCTGCTCCACTGATAATTGCTTTTAGCGTAGGGAAAGCTGTAACGTATTGACCAACGCCAGAAAACTGCGTACCAAACTGCAAGTGATTTGTTGCATCCCATGTTCCTGACTGAGCTTGCATTACAATGGCGTACAACTGCCCACGAGTAACGGTAGCTGAGCCAACGCCAGTGATGGATAGATTGATGTTGCTAAAGTTTGGAAAGTTTGTACCGTTGGCTGCGTAATCTGTATATCCAAGCCACGTGCCACTTGGATCACCACTAGTGTTTACAGATTGAATTCCAACTCTACAAGTACCTGGTGAGCCGGTGCGCACATCAAAGTAAAAACCAACTTTTGTAATTGTTGCAGCTTCTTCTGCTTGACGAATACAAGCACAATAGTCATTGACTGCTTGGATTCTTCGTTGACCAGATACAGATGTAGTCGTGGGTTGTGGGAAAGCCCACGGCCACATAAAGTCAACTCTAGCCATTTTTCTCTATCCACGCACTATTAGGAGCATCTGTATCAAACACAGCGACAGTGCCTAATTGGCTATCTGCAAAATACTTTTGCAACAGCAAAGACCTCATCAACGGCATTGGATAGTTGGTCTGACATTGATAAATCTCGTCGTCCCATTCCTGCTGAGTTAACGTTATTATTGGGCCAACACTAAACTCAATTGTTATAGTTGAATCTTCGTTGGACGTGACGCTAACAATTGAAAGAGTGCTTCGCATTACTTCTCTAAACTCTTTATAAATCGTTCAGCTACAGCATTTACTAGCTGAACTGATCGCAGACCAAGTGTCCCTACTGCAAACGCAACACCTACAACCTGTTCAGGTGTATGCCATTGCATTTGCTTTGCAATTAGTGGTGTCAGATAAACAGCAGATAAAGTACCTACAATTACACCGGCAAGTCCATGCCAGACATTCTTGACTTTGGTCTTATCCCACCAGTCAGTTCCTGCTACGGCGCCTACTGCTCCAGCTATGATTTGCTCTTTATCCATCGATGTCCCTCGTTGCTTGGCTGACACGTTTCACCTCCGGTAGTTTAACTGAAAAAACTGGTAGGTTGCTATCTTGGCGCATAAAGAAGGCAATCAACGCAGTAGTCATAGCCGGTATACCAGCCCTGACTCCTTCTATGCTACATAATAATAAACTGCGTGTCACCATGCCGAATGACGCATTGTCGTGTATGTGTTGTGACTTCCATGCAGCATCAAACTCAGGAGCCGCTGATGCTGTGAATGCTCCAATAGCAAGTAGTATCAAACGCCCCCAAGCGATGTTCATTTTTGTGCCTGTTGAATCGGTGGTACAGCAAATGGTGCACCGGATGTTTTCATATGTGCATCCATCTGCATCCATAACTTCATGCGTTGTCCGTCGTACCAGTCCCGCCAAAACATACGTTGTGCGAGGCTTGGGTCATCCACGTTTTTCATGATGAGTTTTATTGCAACGTAGGTAGCTAGAAGCTGTTTTAAAACATCATCTGGAAGAAAATCCAACGTTGTAGCCGCGTCATTAGCCGGCATAGGATGTACGCCACATCCGTAAATTGTAGTGTTTATTGGTGAACCACTAGCATTGCCTGGATAAACAGCAATACGATAAGCGTCTGGTCTATACCAATACAATACACCTGTGCTTCCTGCGGCTGTTGTTGTTTTGTAACTAAGGTCATTCGCACGAATTGATTGCTCACTAGCATGCGTTAGTCTGACTGACCCGCTGGTAATGAACACATCCGTGACTGACCAGATAGTGCCACTATTCGACACGCTAGTAGCTGACACTAACGATGACGACAGGCTGTTGTTTGCTATTGCTAATGTAGCATTTACAGGTATGTAAACACATGTCTTACAAAGGTCTGTGATGGCTTCTGCAATAAACGTTGTGACACCATCGGTTGAAATAATTGTGTCAGTGCCACCAGACCCGTCAGGCAATTGACCCAATACACTTGCATTGGTTTCGTTCAGTAACCTGTATGCTTCTTGCCGCACACTCTGTATTGATATTCCCATTACAGCGTTCTCCTGCTGTATACAGCGGCATTAGACTCGAGTATGCCTACTCGATCTTGGTACTTCTGAGTGTATATCTGTGCGGCGTCGCCATCGCGCATCTGCAACGCCTTTTCCATAAGTACACCATATACAACAGCGTCATGCCCCGAGTCTGGCAACGGGCAGTCGTGTGCGTCCGTAAGCGTTACAGGGTTGCCGTTAGTGTCGTATACCCAGTAATCGCCCGGTATTGCATACCCTTCAATCATCAAACCGTTTGTTGTGCTGGTTGATGGCTGTGGATACAGTTTAATTCGATTCATACCGAACACAATGGCGTGTGTTGGTGTAATGTCTGTGTCTGTTCTTCGATAGTCTTGAGATCTAGCATCTGCCCAATCAATCAATCGAAGGCGCTCGTAATCACCATCTGTCTGCAATGCAAATATATTCTTCACACGATATAAGTCGCTGTCACAATATTCACTTGTACCAGCGACTATATCTAAATAACGTCTACCAATGTAACAGTCGGTTGACCGTGCTATTTGATTTGTGACTTCCACAATCAAGAGGTCGAGACCAAACGGGTCAAGGTCGTTGTCGCCAGAAAAGTAATGCTTTCCCAGCAACCTTATGCGTCGTTTAATCTCGCCTCTTGTCATGTCATCACCTAGCCAATAGCAGCAGAATCACGTCCGTATGCAAGGGAAGCGGAGTTGATGATAATACGTCCACTTCCTGATCCTGCTCCAACTACGTTAAGTCGAAGACTTCCCGCAAAGTTTGGTGCAATCGGAACTGACGCAATACGTCCTCCAGCAACCTTTGCAAATACAGTACTAGTAACTGTACCTGCAACTGTCAACGCAGTACCTGCCACACCAGCACCAAGATACAGTGAACCTGGTCCAAGACCAATGGTGAACGAGTTATGCGTTGGGACAGACAATACTTGGTAGACAGATCCTGCAAGAGGGGTCTGACCATTCAACGTAATACTTCCGACAGTAGTCATCTGAATGATGTCGCCTACTGCAAAAGCATGTGAGAAGTTTTGCACTGTTGGCGCTGTTCCACCACTAGTTGCTTGGATTGGTGTACCACCAAGTGTTGCAGACAACTGCATACTTGTTGTTGTACTAGAAACAACAAAGTAGTTCGTTGTCGCGGCAAATCCACCAGGAACCGCCGTACCAGCAACCTGCACAACACTACCAATTGGGATAGGGTTGGTCTGCGCGGCAAACGTAATCGTTGGTGTAGTCGTGGAAAACGTTGCACTAATTGCAGTGGCTGCCGCAACAGTCATAACGTTACTAGCTGTACTAGCAACTGTAGAGCTGTACACAGGTCCAATTAGTGCACCTGTTGCAATAGTAGTTCCAACTGGATACACAACGGGCGATGCGGCTGTCGCATCAGGTGTGCCTTCTACAACAAATCGCAGAGTGGTACTTGCTGTATAAGCTTCAGACACCGTATATGCAACACGGACATAAAGCTGATCACGGCTTCCTGAATGCAACAACGGTACGGATGGTGTGCCTGGTGCTGGTTGATCTGCCTGGCCGGCAAATACACCAGCGTCAGCCAAGGTGTTTAGAAACCCACCAAAGTTCATAAACAACGAGTAACTGTTTGTGAACGATGCACTCAGAGCTCCGCCGATTGTTTGACTTGAGTTTGGTAGTGACTTAACACCAGTAACACTGTTATCCCACCTAAATGTGAGTTTTGCGTCTCTTGCCATATCTATTTCCTTTCGCTATTACGCCGTTACAACACAGTCAAGACGACCTAGTGCACGTGTATGCGGAATCCAAAGTCCTACGCCCCAGTCGAACAGGACGTTATGCATGATTCCGTTTTCGTTGCTGAGGCCCAGATACTTAGGCTTGAATGGCTCAGACTGCCATCCTGTCACGTATCCAGTGCCATACCGAACTGCAAAGATTGACGTAGCCTTAGCAGATGCCAACGAGCCAATTGTCTGCGTGTTGCTGATAATTGGAGTGACACCATCAGACTTACGTCCAACAGTACGGATAGTAGCCGACTTGTACTTTTCTACAGGGCGGTCATAGGAGTCTTGTGTAATATCGAAACCTGCTCCGATACCCATCACACGAACTGCCATTTCAACTTGGCGCTTAGCAAGTTCCGACATGTAGAGGACAATGCCGTCACCGTCAGGGCTGTTCATTGCGTCAAACAATGACTGAATGTCAGCAAAGAACTTGTTTGCGTTTGCGACACCAGTTCCACCAGATGCAAACAGACCAGTGGTGTTGTTTGCAGAGATGTCTTGGGATGCAACAATCATTTCCGCAGGAATGTCATAATCAGCCGCGTTTTTAAGGCGGTAGTTAAGACCTGGGAAACAGTCAGGGGTATTTCCGCCGGATGAAACCGACGGGTCGTTATTAATGAACTTGTCATTAAAATCATACGCAAACCCCTCGAGGAACATCTGTACCTGAGCCTCAATTGGATCGATGATTGAGTTTGGCTGGTTCAGCAAACGGCGGTCAACGGTCAACTTGTTGCGTACAAGGTACAACTGCTCTTCGTAAGACTTTGGCTTGGAGCGGAATGCTACAGGCTCGGAGTTGATTCCAGTCCAGTTTGGAGCAGGAATGTTAGCGTTGAGATAACGCATACCAACCTGACGCAAAGAAGGACTCGTCTGAAGTGGGATGTCCTTAAGAGCGTTCCACGTCTTATGCAGACTTTTTGTAATCTCTTTTACGAGATTGTCGTTGGAGATGGCTGCGTAGTCTGCAAGTGTCAGCGCTCCATTGAAGTCAATTGCCATACTGTTTTTCCTTTACTTAGGAGTCTTTAGATATTCCTAGCAGTTGCGTTAGAGTTGACAGTCCTCTTTGTGCAGATGGTGCCTGTACCGCTGGTGCGGGAGTTCTACCACTGTTCATTGGTGTGACTGCTCCACCCTTGTTCAACCTGTTCGTTAAATCTGGGAGTAAAGCTTGCGCAGTTGCTTTGACGATGTTGTGTACCTGTTGTGCAGCTTGGGCAGGATTGACTCCTGACTGCACTAGGCTCGCAACTAAGTCTGGCGACCGCTTTGCCAGAGGATACTGATCGATTGCTTCAGTCATCTGCTTATCAAGCATATACTGTTGCACTTCGCTCATCTGTCGTTCATAACGAAGACGAGTGATTTCAGCTTCCTGCTGAGCGTACGCGCTCTGCGCATCAATGAGATTTGCTTCCGAAAGCCGCTCGTAGCGATCTCTGATTTCCTGTTCTTGCATTTGAACTTGTTGTTCAGCAAGAGCCTTCTGGACATCAGCCGCGCTATTAAAGCCTTGGTTGCGCAACTCATCGATAACACCTTGCCACTGACTTAATTCAGTCGATGTGGATTCGGCTTGCTTTGCGCGTTCATTGACCTCACGGAACCGCTCGTACGGGACATTACCGGGCTTGTCACCTTCCAGGCCAAGCAACTCGTTAATGACGTCATCCGCACTTGCATTGCTGACTGTATCTGCGTTTAACGCCCCTGTCGCATCACCTTCAGAACCGGCGGCGTCCTGAATGAATTCAGCAAAAGCTCCACTAAGGTTGGAGTCAGACGCTCCCGCTGGTGAATCGGGAGTTGGTGTCACCATCTCGTCAGACATTAGTTGTTTTCCTCACTTTACCACAACAGTTTTATTTTTTACTTGCAGATTGCGGCTTCTGCTTTCCTCCGGGCGTAGAAGACTCTTTTGGTTCCGGAGAAATTGCTTGCATTGCCATGGCATGATTTAGATCTGCAATCTTTTGTGCAGCATATTCTTCTTGCTTCGCTTGGCTCTGCATTTGTAGTTTTTGTTGTTCCATCTGTGCTTTTTGCTCAGCCAGTGCGGATTGTTTTTGAGCATCCAATTCGGCTCGATGACCTTCGGCTTCCGGGTCATATTGTTGCCCTCGTCCTTGTTGCTGTGCCATCATCTGTTGCTGTTGCATTTCCATCATCTGCTGTTGCATTTGCTGTTGTTTCTCAGCCTGACGCGCGAGATGATCAAGGATTTCACCAGTCTCTGGTAACTGCAACATCTTTACGACGAGTGCGTTAGTTTCTGGGTCGGCTGGGTCACCAAACAGACCCATCTGGCGTAATGCCGCAATCTTCTGCAACTTCTGGTCTGGACTGTCTTCTTGAGACGACCCAGCGACATAGACGACCTTATACATGCCACCTTCACGGATAGCCTGGAAGTCAACGATGCCTTGCTGTGCAGGACTCTTGCTGTTAATCTGGTCGTCAACACTACCTACAAATGGTGCTGGAGCAAACTCTTTGACAAGAGCAATCTCCCATTCTTTAATCTTGGCGATACTGATTTCGATGTCAGCCCGGATGTACGAATGCTGTGTGTTGTCCGCACGTTGCAACAGCTTGACTGATTCAGCCGGCGTGCCGGCTTGTGCTTGCCCTTGACTGACATCGTGTAGTCCAGCGATGTCCATCATATCTTTCTCAACTGTTTGCATAAAAGGGAACAGGTCTCCACTTATGCCGGGAGCACGCATGACTTGCGGAGGATGTGTCCCTCGATTAAAGTAGACCTTGCGATAGGTGCGGTTCTTGTCTTCAATCTCGTCGCTAGTGTTGTTGAACGCATCAGCACCAATGTTGCTGTTACGTTCGACCATCACGTAGTCCTTAGTTGTCTCAAATTGCTCTACAGCCCGAGAGTAAAGCCGATTGTACGTCAACTGCAATGGGCAGAGGTCAAAGCCAAGGCTGTGCCCGTATGGGGTTCCGCTACGTGGTTGCCATCGCAATGGCACGAATGGAAAGTCGTCTTTCTTTTCGTACGGCCATTCCGCTGCATAAAGCAATGCGCTGTTTGTACTGACGATAAATCGACCGTTTGGATACTGCTCGCTTGGCTTTTCCCAATACTCGTATACGACGGCGGCTTTACGCTTATGGTCAGCGTTGTTTAGTCGTGCTGTCGACGGTTGCACCCATCCATAGCCCGTATTCCCCAACCCTTCCAAGTATGCATCAACATAACCCGCATTATCTCCAACAATAGCATCGGGGACTACTTTCTTACCTGCATCACCATAGTTGTCTACAAACCAAGATAGAGGGCGAATAGACGCATGGATAAGCCATCTGACTTGTTCATCCACCTGCGCTGTTGGGTCTAAGTAAATGTTGAAGCACGGAATAATCTGCTCTTCTACATCACCTATCGCCATTGACTTAAAGCCTGTGACAGAACCATCCATGATTGAAAATTCAGGAACCACTTGTTCTGCTTTAGCATTCCACCAAACCTTTACATATGATGTGCCTGTGACACATGCCCAGCGCACACGTTCTTTTGTTTGCGTCTCTCGTCCAAACTTCCTAGTAAAGTGCCCGGCGATGAAGTTTGCTTCTTCACTAGCCTTCTGGTCAAACTCGCTATAGGACAATGGCACTGCGCGCGCGTCAGGAGCACACTGAGTCAACTTGCCAACAACTCCATCAATAAGTGGTCGCATCTTATTGACAGTGACATACCTTGCCCCTTCGTTTGGGTTTTGTAGATTGACAAGGTTGCGTGTTTGGCTGTTAATGCGAAACCACTGACGCCCCTCGAAAAACGCCAGTGCTTGCGTCCACTCAAGTTCCATCTCTAGTCTCGATGTGTACGCTATATCAAACTGCTTCTTTACAAAGGCTATGACCTTCAGTGCTTCTTCTTTGTCCGCCTCTGGACTAACTCGCCATTCTGCCTTAGCGTGATCGAGCGACAGGTCATCTGACTTATTCAGTAATAAGTTCTCAACATCAAAACTGCCAGGGTTACCTTTACCTGTTGGTGCTTGCAACGCTGTAACTTTTGGCTGTTGCGTGCGTTGAATTGCCGCTTGCAATATCTCACGTATATCCATTACAAATACCTATTTTCCTTGTAGTACCAGGGCGTCTTTATCAACGACTTTAGATACAAGTATATTGTAAATTGCAATGCGACAGACCCTGCCAGCAATATACACGCAATGCACGCAAGCACCATCATAGATAGTCCTCGTTCTTCTTTTCTTGTAACCAGTGTGGTCTAGTCGCAGGGTTAATAGAGACTTCATCGCATCGCACCGGATACTCTCGCCACATGACTCCATAACGACATGAATCCAAAGCGTGGTCGCTCTTGGTGCCATTGTCTAGGTCTTCCGGATCTTTCGGGTCTGACATCGCCGCTTCCAACTCTCTTATAAGGTTTGGACAACTATTACGCAGAATACGGAACCTGGGTGTAACAACACCTTCGGTCATACGTGTAGCCGCAAGCCATTCCTTAAGTCGGCGCCATCCAGCCTTACGGTCTTTGACAGCACGTACTGCCGGCAACCCCTTACGCCACCAGACTTCAACTGGGTATTCACCAATGCGTTGATCGTATTTCTCCGGCGGGAATGTGTTTCCCCAGTCAAAAGCAATAGCCTCTAACTTTGTATTCCATTGTCCGCCAGGGATATCTTTATCCACAGGAGCGGCCATTTCTCTAGCTTGCAATAGTTCCAGTGCGGCATCGGCTTGTTGACTAGATACCATTCCATTCTTATAAACTTCACCAATGACATATATGTTCTCCACATCGTCAGAAGCAAACAACAAAAATGCAGCAGGACTGTTTGTACCAAAGTCGTGACTAGCCCATACGCGCCACCACGGTTTTACGTCAACCACATCAACAACATGCCAAGGATTACCTTTTTCATCATGCTGTTTAAACTCAGGGAAGAATCTTCCGCCAACACCAACATCATGCTGGCACTCCCGCAAGAATGAAATTAAGCCATAGTCGTCAATTTCGCGCTGACAGACTTCCAGCGACTTATGTTCCCATGATGCCGTTCCGCCAGTAATCTTGTAACCCATACGCCCATCTTCTTTTTCGATTGGCTCATATCGAAGATCGATGACCGCAGGAACAATTGGCGACTGGATTCTGTTTTGAAGCATATCCAATTCACCAGATATGACTTGGCTCATGACAGAGTTTGCATGGATTCTGTTCTGCACAAATACGATTGCACAGTCGTTTGACTTAGCTGGCAAGATTGTTTGTGTTATAGTCGCTATCTTTTTATCCACTCTAGTAACACTGTCATCAAGTTCGTCAATGTCGTCCAAAATGATGAAATCAGGTCGTAGATGATCCAACTTAACCCCACGAGCACCAGTATCCAAACCAAAAGCCAATACGTTAAAACCATTAGCAGTGCGCAACTTGCTTGCATTCCAGCCTTTACTAAAGCCATATCGGTTCATAGCCCTTTCAATGCCACATCGCTCCATAGTAGTTGCAATGTCGGTTACGTGCCGGTCTGCTGCTTCTTGCGTTGAACAAACATACAAAAGGAATCGTCTAGAACCTCTGACTGCAATACGTGCAGAGATAAGTTCCATTGTTGTACTCTTGCCGCCACCACGGAACCAGCATTCGATAAGTGCGGGTGGTGGCTCACCCTGAACAATATTTTCCGCCCATTCCCATGCGCGTTTATGATGCTCGCCAAGCTTAGAACTGGCTGCGTGCGGGGCGTATGTTTTCAGCCACTTTTGATAATCTAGTTCTGCTCCGTTAATGGAATACGCCCTCCCGCTGTTGTAGTCACCAGTGTCGATAATGTCTTTAAGCCGTGCATCCATCGCTTCAAGTAGTGCATTTGCCAGTGGCTTATCTGGTCTTGCAAACTGTTTAAACCGTTTTGGTGTAAGTTTTTCCAGGTCTCTAAGATTCATTTACAATCTCCGCATCGACAATGTCGTCATCATCAGACGCTTGATAAACCTTCAACAACTTTTGAACGCCAGCCCGAATCGCAATCAACTCCTCTGATGACTTGACGTTATCTTTGACAATCTCAAGGACTTGCATTGCCAATGAAAACGCTTGGTCTATTTCAAGAGTATACGCCTTAGCATGCATCATTCTTTGTTCAGCTTCAACAATACTTACACGTTTATCGATTAATTCAATGACATCGCGGCTTGCGTCATACATTGTAAGCGTATCGGTAAGTACATCGCCGATTTGCTCAAATGCATCGACAAAGTCAGGACTGCCTAATTTGCTATGGGCTAAACCATATGCAGCTTGTACTTTCTTGTACTGGTCTATGCCGACGCCTTCGGAAGCGGCTTCCGCGCGCTTGTCCATGATTGCAGTAATAAACGCGGCGTCATCCTTAAGACTAAACAAGTCGACGTCTTCACGCAACTCTTCAATACGCTCAAGCAGTTGTTGACCAACAGTACTAAATCGCTTCCTGTTAGTGCTTTGAAGTCCGGTCACAAAGTTTGGATGAGCCGGTCCAATAAGAGATTTACCGCCGTGATACTGACAGTAATCTCTGCCTTTCATAGCTCTGGCATTACAGTTCCTTGTAGTGCCATCAAGTGCATTATCAATGACTATGCCATTGCACAGTTTTGTTTTTGTTGACCCATTAATCCTATAACGCTTACCGTCGATAACTGTAATCTCTGACATAAAGTCATATTACCGCCGTCTATCCCAACTGTTGTATCCATAACCTGTCATTTTGCCATCAAGCATTTTAATGGCTTCTACGGTGTTTGCTTTGCTTGAATAGTCTTTTGGGATTGCACCAGCATCGACACCTGTCCGTAGAATGTCAGCCCCAGTTGCACCATACTTACGCTTTGCGTCTTTAATTCGCTGTTGTATTTGTTTTTCCGAAAGACCAGTGCGCTTACCATCTCGCACTATGCCAGACGTAATTGCTGACAATTCTGCCGCTCGTTTTTGTGCAAGTTTCCAAACTGAATTAGCATCGTCCATTCCCGCATTAACGTTTGCATTATGCTGGTATACGCCTTGGTTATACTCTCTGTCATAGTCGTCGTATGCTTCATCTGCACTATGAACTATAGGAATATTGTAGCGATCTGGCTTATTTATGCCTGGCAGATTTACGTCTCTTGTAACTACATCGGCAAGCTTACTGACCGCATTCGCTTTTGCTAAAAACGGCAATGACCCAGGTATAGGCAGTGATGCCGCATCCATCATTGTCTGTGCCGGCACGTCTAGCACATCGGCCACACTCCGAGTTAACGCAGCATACTTCCCTTCTGGGTCATATGCTTGATGAAACAAATCACGTGCAGCGTAAGGATCTAGTATTTCTCGTCCTTTTTGGATGGCACCTTCCCACGTATTTTTTGCACGTGTAATGCCGACGCCTGTTTGTCCGCCAATACCATTTGCCATCATGTCTAAATACGTGCCTGGCATCATGTAATGAATGCCTTGCTCTAATGACTTACTAGGTGCAAATGTTTGCCCTGCACCCATTGATGCAACGCCTTGCAATCCGGTCATGCCAGCGTTACCAGCAAACTGCCTTGCGGGTTTAGTCGATGTATTAACGCGCTGAAGCAAGTTTATTAACTTGCTTAGTTTATTTGCCTGCGGCATTGTATTTTAACCATATTCGCGCGTTTGACGACATGCTCGCTCCTGATTGAGCAAGTTCTTTGATTCGCGCCAGTTTTTGACTTGCCGATACATTAGCGTACTTAGCATCAAGATGGTCAATAATCATTTGATCAACTTCGCCTATTGGTTTCGTATTTGCATTTGCTGTGGGCTGAGGTGATTGTTGGTTAACAACATCTTCGACCATTTTGTCTGCAGCGTAATTGTCAGCAACACCTTTCAATACACCTCCAGCAACTACTGCTCCAGTGCTTATTTTTGCACCAATTGGAGCACGCGCGACCCCACGAACAATGTTGCGTCCGGCTGCTTTTACTGCTGTCATGCCTGTGCCCGGCACGCGCAACCGACCTGCTTTGCGCAAATCCTTAATTGCTGTCCTGTATGCAGCCGTGCGTTCTGGTAATGTTTCTGGTCCTACAAAGTTATTACTCTGTGTTGCAGGTAAAGGTTGTGCAACAGGTGGTGCCTCGGGTGCAACGCCTACCATTGGTGGTGTCATACGCAATCCCTTTACAGCAGATGGATGCCCTTGCGGTAGCCGTTGAGCAATTTCATTCATTGACATTCGCTGCGTAGGTTCTGTAAATCCTTCATTTGTAATAAGTGAGGATGTTGGAGCAGTTGACCCCATTGCACCTTGCTTCAATGCAGATTGGTTGACACCTTCTCCTACAAAATTCCAACTTTTATTACCTCTGTTAATTCGTGGGATTAACCCCCCGGATGCAACATGCTCTTGTGCTACGGTTGCTAACCCTTGTTTTCGTCCGACACGGTCTTGTGCCTGAGTAAGCACTGACTGTTGCACCGGCACAACTAGTTGATTAATAGCTTCTCGTAATTGCAAGCCACCTTGGTTTTTTGGTAGTTTTGCTGTAATCCCGTGAACGGGATCCATAATAATCTGCCCAAGCGTTTTTTCCACGCCGTTGATTTTTACAGGCAATTCGTGCAATGGCATCGCCGGGTCAAAGGTAGCAGTGTCCATTCCAGTCAGCCTTTTAACAGCAGCCTTTTGCTGAGGATTAAGTTGCTCAATAGTGTATTTGTCAAATTGCCCGGCAACACGAGCCATATATCGTCTATCGAGTTTTTTGTTTGTGTTAAGGGCATTACTAATTAACGATCCACCACCAGCAACTGTTCCAATTAGTGACGCACCTCCACCTATCATGCCAAGTAAACCCGCTAATTCTTGTTTCTTTTTTTCATCCATATTAGCCTCGGAATCTGGTCTGTCTGGCTTGGGCGTTCATCAAATTGTTAATACCGCGCCCAGTACCATTCTGGGCACGCGCTTGCATCAGCCTAGAAAGCCCACGCATAGGCATATGCATTGGCATAGAGTTGTTTGGCATAACTGCCTTAATCTCTTCTTTGGTAGGCGTCGCTTTGCCTGTTCTTGGTTTACTGGACACGGTTTCCATTACTTACCTCGCTTGGCACCCATGACTGACATCATGCCTTTGCCTTTGCCTTGTGACGAAGGCTTCATACTCTTCTTGTCCATAGGCTTTTGCTTGCCATTACACTTCATGCACGCCCCACCATACATAGGGCTGCCACAACCTTTACATGTCATTATCTTACTTCCTTACCTGACCTATGCTCTTTTGCTTCAATCTTTAGCATCTGTGCATACGTCGGTGCTCTTTTCAACCGGTGCTCTTTTTTCTCAATCTGTGAAAGCTCTTTTGTTGTTGGAGTTTTCTTGAGACCATGTTCCGATACTTCCCGAGCAAAAAACTTTACTCTGGAAAGATGGTTCATGTGTTTGTCCATCTGGTTGACCATGATGTTACTTAGGTTTCGTTACCGGTTTCGCGCCGTCAGCCATCATCGCTTTAGTCACTGGTGCTTGGTAAGTAGACTTTGGTGCCTTTGCCCCAGTACTGGTTGTCTGACGTCCTGCCACTTTGCCACGATTGAATGCGTCGAACTTAGCGTTCTCTGCCATGTTCTTGTCGTATGCACCCTTAATAGCCATTGCAGAACCAACCAACGTTGCTCCAATACCTACGCCTTGTGAGCGACCACGGCTTTGAGTTCGAGCATGTGCTGCACGTCCTGGTGCCACAGCTTGTTGCGCTGCAGTCATTGGCCGACGTGACCCAGGTACAGATGTCCCACGTGCGGCATCCGAACGATTTATTCCGCGCTCACCACCGGGGTTTGCACTTTTAGGTGTAGTATCTCGTCGCATTGTATGTTTTTCCTTTCACCCGTTAATGCCACGGGTTAGCACTTCTTTGATTTACCTTTGCCATACTCGGCAGCTTCGTGCTTCTTCATAGCACTAGGGGACAAGCCCTTCTTGCTATACTCTTTCTTTTCCATCTTTTGCATAGGCTTGCTCATGCCACTGTGTGCACCAGACTTAATGCCCATCATCTCCGACATAGATTGCTTTCTCATTAACAGTCCCACGCTCTTAGTGATTTATTGATACGGCTATTTGGGTCACGTGCTGTTTTAGCAGACGTGTTAGCCTTCTTCATGCCTTCCATGCGTGCACAGAACGACTTGCGCCGTGCAGCATCTTTTGCTGTCTTTGGGTTTGGTGCTGGTGGCTTCAAGTTGGCACCAGTGGTCTTTTTGAAATGGGCACGTCCTGCCGCATTCAAACCACCCGCAGGATTCTGGTATTTTTTGACGACTCCCATTTTGACCTCGTAAGTAGGTATGCTATAATCTCCGATTAAACACATCTGGATTGTACATTACAGGAGCATTATATGGAAGAATCCCGTGAAGGCATGTACTTTGACGGCTTCACATGGCGTTCACATGATGAAACCCCTGCTGAGCGTGAGACACGTACGGACGTAGTCTACGACTTATCAGATCGAGAACGTGAAGTTCTAGGCATGATGCCTAGCAAGATGACTGCTAAGCAAATGGCTGCTTCCTTGGGGATTAGCCATAGGACTGTTCAGTTCCACATGGACTCACTGTATTGGAAACTTGGATGCAGTGGTCGTGACGCTCGAACGCAAGCGTGTAACAAGGGGCGTAAATTAGGATATATTAAATAGGTACGACTTAAACGGAAAGACTAAGGACTCCTGTTTATGCAGCAGGAGTCCTTTTTGTTTTACGCAAACGGGTCTTCGATGTCGTCTGTTTGGATTGATGCCTGTGACGCACCACTTGGTTGTTGCGAAGCATCGCCCGAGCGTTCCTTGTACTCAAGAGGTGTCAGTTTATCCACCAAGATTTCAACTACCTTACGGTTTGTTCCATCCTTGGCTTGGTACTGCCGCATCTTCAGACTGCCAACGATGCCAACGAGCTGTCCCTTTTGAAGGTAGGTACATGCAAAGTCAGCATTCTTGCCGAAACATACAGCGTCAAAGAAGTCGGTTTCCTTCTCCCTCCCTTTTCGGTCTACAGCAATATTGAGTTTTGCTACGGCGGTAGCACCTGTTGTTTGTTTGTGTTCAGGAGCCGCACATAGTCTTCCGGTGAGTGTGACACAGTTAATCATTTATCAGTTGGTCTTCTTTTGCCAGTGAATCAAGATGCGTTACGACGTATCGACAGACTGTATCTGTCTGCGTTCGACGCAACTCCAATGCAACGAATAGCCCTTGCATATAGTTCGGTTCCATTCCGAGCACTTCCGCAATCTTCGGAACCATTGTCGCAATCGGCATACGCTTTCCGCTGAGCCATAGAGAAGCTGTTGATTCGTCAACTCCTACTTGCTCTGCAAACATACGTTGCGTCAAATTAGCCTTGTCGCACAAGTGGTGAAGCCTTGTGCGTTTTACGTGTGGTCTTGCCATGTTGTACCTTTCAGGTAAGTATCTTGTGCGTTAACACAAGATACTTTACCACGACCTAAAAGTTTATTGTGATGAATCCGCCGAACTGCCCGAGTTCAGACCAGTCACGTACTTTCGGGTAGAGACCATCACCATCACGGTCAACGTAATCATCGTCGTCTTGTTCAGGGGATGTGTTGCCTTCGATGGTAAGCACACCTGAACCGTCTGCACGCACTTTATCAATCATGCCCATGTGTGCATGCCTACCAAGTGCCTTGAAGTAAAAGCATACAATGTCACCTTCACGCAACCTACCAGGATTTGCTTTGGCATCTGCTACTGATATCCAATGACCAGTACGCTTTGCCCATCGAACCCAGTCAGGCGTGTAGCCAGTGCGAGGCATAGTTGCGTCGTATGTCGTCCCAAAGTCCGTAGCGGCTTGCTTTAGGCGGAACCTTACGTGGGCAACACACCAGGGCGAGCCTGGTGGCAGTGATGGAATACAACTGGCCAGGTAGGCTTCGACTTCCTTGCCACGATTCTCTCCACCTTTTTCAATCACACCCAAGTTCAGCCGAGCGTTGGCAATAGCCTTAACTGCAATTGGTCGGTCCATGCTTCATCCTCCTCCAATGTTTTGCTGTTTCATTCGACGTAGCGTTTGGGCACTCGCCTGTATACGCAAGTACTAACTCTGTTACGAACGCAGTAAACTTCTTGTCTCGTGTAACGCAATACGTTAGATACCAGATTGCTTTACACAGGTCTTTCGCATATGTTGTGCCGGCTTTCTTCCCACGACGTTGCAAGTACTTGAGTGCACTAAATTCATATCGTGTAAGTTCCCAGTCATCCGAAACTGCGACTGCATCTAATGTGTTTTGTCCATAGTGTTCACTTAGCCCATGAACGACTGGCATCTTATCTACCTGTTGATCCAAATCCTTTATCTCCTCGATTTGTCTCTCCGTCAAACAAGTCTCCTGTGTTGAGTTGGACAAGTTCTGCTTTGACAACGGGACTGAGCGATATCTGAGCAATTCGTGACCCCCTGCAAATGTGTTCTACGTTCTTCCCAAGATTCATCAAAATGACTTTAATTTCCCCTTGGTAGTCTTCATCGATAGTGCCTGGTGAGTTCAGCACAAATATTCCATACGATGCCGCTAAGCCACTGCGTGAACGTACCTGAAGTTCATATCCTTCTGGGATATTAATCTTCAATGCCGTTGGAATGACAGCATATTCGCCGGGCTGAATGGCTACTGGCTTCTTCACAGCTGCGGAAATGTCAAAGCACGCCGCGTTATTCTTATACTCAGGTAGAGTTATCATGTATGGCTCTATTCCATGAGGCATTACTTCGTAAACTAACTTCATAAACTCTCTTTCTGTAACCTTTCACCAATCCACTTCATAACAGGCACTGCCATTGAGTTGCCTATTGCCTTGTATCTGCCTGAATCTGACTCCTTTCCCGGCGCCTTCGCCCATTCATCCGGCATTCCTTGTAAACGTTCACATTCGGTCGGCGTTAGACGCCTGACGACCATGTTCACGGATAGATATTGATCTTGGCTTGCCAATATTGTGAATGCTTTCCCCTCTTGCCCAAGGTAACCTTTGCCACCGCCAGCACATCCACTGCGAATCTTAAACGTTGTAGGTTCTACCTTTAGTACAGCCGGCTGATTGTCGCCCATATCTGCACGTAACGTAGAACATACCGTGTCTAGCCCAGCAGGACCAGCGTTTCTGGCTATAGAACCCGGTTCAAATGCGTAGACTTCTGGTTGTACAACACCGTGCACGCCCGTAGCGTTCAACGTGTACATTGGCCCACCCACAGTAAAGCCATTACCGTTGCCACCATTGAGTGGCTGACGCCCTATCGTGTTCTCCGCTAAGGCTATTGGTTGTACTGCAAGGTTTGTGCTACGGATGTCACCAAGATCAAACGTGTTTAAGGTGTTCGCAACTTCATCTTCGACCCACGTCTCATGGTCTTCAGTCGATTGAGCACGCCTCGACTTGCGATATGCATGCTGTACAAGTGGAGTATTGCCTCCACCTGTACCCCATCGAGCTGCAACTGTAGGTGATTCATCAAGAGGACCTGTAACTCGGCTATCATTAGGATGGTTTTCATAGAGCACCGTGACTAAGTTGTATGCTTCGTCTCCGGCTGGTCCTCCTGCTCCTTTTGCCCACTTGCTGCTAACAGTGCCTGTCGTAGTAGCGGTGGGAGTGACTTTCCTCGTTTTTCGGCTCTCCGAAGGATGCCTTTGCACGCAGTCGGACTCAAAAAGTATTTTTCCGGCACGTCTTGGATCTCCTGAAGAATGTCCGATAAGGAAGATTCTTTGGCGTCTTTGGGGCACGCCGAAGTACTGAGCGTCCAAGACCCGGTAGGACCACCCATACCCGAGTTCTGAAAACGCCCCGAGGATGGAGCCAAAAGCCCTTCCTCTGTCAATTGACAAGACACCGGGTACATTTTCCCAGACAACCCATTCGGGTCTAAGGAAATCAACCATACCAGCAAAGACCAAGGAGAGATTTCCCCGAGGGTCTTCCATTCCTTTTCGCATTCCCGCAACGGAGAATGCTTGACATGGTGTTCCTCCAACGAGAACGTCAACTGCTCCTCTTTCAATTCCCCACTCCTTGTATTTAGTCATGTCTCCGAAGTTCTTGACATCTGGAAACTTGCCCGCAAGTACTCGACATGGGTATGGTTCAATCTCGGAAAAGCCAACTGGAGTCCAACCTAACTCATGCCAGCCTAAACTAGCTGCTTCCACACCTGAACACACACTCAAATATCTCACTTAGTTCCGCCTTCGTATGGCTTACCGTGCCCTTCCTTGATGAGCATGTCGCTCAACAGGACGCCGTCAACCATAACCTCAGCCAGTATACGCCCATATTTATCCTGACGCTCAAATACTTTAATGCTAAGGCTTTTAGACTTTTGCATATTCTGGTCAGTGAATGCTTTGGCAAGAAGTCCTTCAGGAGTATTCTTTTCTGGTGAATTGACGTGCATGACGCGCACGTGTTTATCAATTAAGTAGATGCCAAATCCCAAGTCAACGTTTGCAACGAATGTGTCACCATCGACAACTCGCAGGTATTTAATCTTATACTCGTACATTAATCTTCATCCTCTAGTTCGTCAGCACTGAGAGATATACGCTCGTAGGCAAACTGCACCAGCCCGTAGGCAACAATGTCATCGCAGTTTCTTGCAAAGGATACACGAGTGCCTTGTGTAAACATACTCGACTCACGCATCAGGAGTACAACGTCAATCCCAGCAGCCCTAGCTTCCTTGATAAGATCGGCAAACACATCTGAAACTTGGTCATAGGAACGTGGGATTTCTTCTCCGTCAATCATAAACCTCTCCTCTATAAAAGAAAGAACCACCCTGACAGTGGCTGTATAAGGGTGGCTCTTTCACTTGCGATGGTAGTTGTTGTTCTTCGCAATACTCACCTTGCGGTGGCGAAAACAGTATACAATGACGACAGAGCAATGAGTACAGCAATCAAAAAAGATCCGGCAAAGTGGAAGGGTATTGTTGCAAGTGTCAAGGCTGGCACTAAGGGTGGTGACCCTGGTGAGTGGTCTGCACGCAAAGCGCAACTTGCCACACAAAAGTACAAAGCATCTGGCGGTACATACCAAGGTCCTAAAAAAGCAGACAACAGCCTGTCAAAATGGTCAGACCAAAAGTGGCGCACTAGTGATAACACTCCATCCGAAGGCAAAAAACGGTACTTGCCAGATAAGGCATGGTCAGGTTTGTCTAGTGGCGAGAAAGCTGCAACTAACAAAGCAAAAGCCTCTGGTAATAAAGCCGGAAAACAATTCGTGGCTCAACCAAAGGCTATTGCACAGAAGACTGCAAAGTACCGCTAAGGTTTATTTTTGATAAGCACCGTGCGTAAAGCATCTTTGCGTTTTAGGTTGTCCATGGCGTAACTAACGGCGTAGATTAATTCAGTAAACTCTGGGTTGTTAATCCTGCCGACAACTTCCCTCTGCCCATCTCGATCATAGACTAACTCAATGTACGGTTCGTCTGGGTTATCTTTGAAATGCTTATGTATAGCGGTAACCGCTAGGTACATATCGTCTTCAGTTGAAATCTTAAAGGTCATTCCACTACCTCCTTTTTGTTGGAGACAACAATATGGTTTGCTTCGTCTTCCCACTCATCTACTTGCCAGTCATCAGCTGCTAGGTCAGATCCACGTAAAGGAGCAAGATGACACAAAACATGAAAGTCAAACTCTACTCTAGCTTCAGAAAACATATTCCAGTCATCTTCGTAGTATATAAAGTGACCGTCTTGCCACCCTTTACGGTAGACAGGTAACCCACTCAGTAAGTCGTTCAGCACCTCAGCAAATGTCATTGGCTTGCGCTTCCTTTGCTTTGTACTTCTCAATGACAACACGGATAGCATTGTCACCCCAAGGCATAGTCATCGGAGGACTAGGCACACCCATATCGACTAACCACTGCGACATCTGCCGACGAGTCCTACCTTCCTTATACCAAAGCCAAATCACGTCCTGTATCTCCGCAGGTATATGATCTAGCAGGTACACCCGCTTTTTGGGCGGCTCACCTGTTGAATTTTTAGACCTGGCACGCACAGAGCCAATCGATCTCGCATTACTTAAACTCATCTCTCCCACCACTTCTTCTTAGGCACTGCACGCAGAGCGTGGTCACCCTGGAGTCCCAACAACTCGTCAATAGACTCATCAAGCAAATCACTTAGCCGGCACGTTACATGGTTGCCAACAAGACCATTCTCCGACTGCATACGACGACGAAACACCTCAACACGATACTGCATAAGCAGCATGTCTGACACCAACTCGTCAAACTCTGACCGCAAATCACGCTTGTTCATACAAATCTCCGCTAGTACTATACAATATATTAATGACAGCACGCTAAAATGTTTTGTTGGATAAGCGAATCTACGTCGGTAGAGGGTAGTCGAAGAAAATATGTTCCGTAGGGGGCGGGGAGGATTAT